GAGAAGTTAAAGTAATATCGGCGCAGTTAGCGGTTAGCGATGTTAGGTGTTTTGGATTATATAATAATTGTTTGTTGTTTCGTGCTCCATACTATTTCGATGATTATTTATTATATCTAGAAAAAGACCGCGAATATAAGGACAGATTTTATATGCCAAAGCGAAGTCATTTAATCAAACATGGATTAATACAAGCTTTACAAGATTTAGAGGATGATAAATTAGATATCGCAAGTATATCAATGCCCCCTGGTACGCAAAAAGCGCAGCCTTTATATTCAAAGATTCTTACACCAAGTGGCTGGATAACTATGGGTGATGTAAAAGTAGGAACGGAAGTAATATCTGGTACTGGAAATACATCAAAAGTGTTGGGAGTGTACCCACAAGGTATAAAGAAGATTTATGAACTAAAATTTGACGATGGTTCCACTTGTAGATGTTCTGATGAACACTTATGGACTGTTCAAACAAGGGATGATAGAAAAAGAAAGAATAAAGATGGTGGTGAAAAATACAGAACTATTACTTTGAATGAAATGCTTAAAAATTTCAAAGTTAAAAATGGTAAGCGTTGTAACTATTCGATTGATTATGTTCCTGAAATAGATGTATTTAATAACCAAGACTTACAAGTTCATCCATATGTTATTGGTGCGTTGATTGGTGATGGTTCGCTTTCAAGTGGAAACTTAAACATATCGTCCTCTGATAGTGAAGTACTGGAAAACGTAAAAAGATTTTTACCTAATAATTATGAATTGACGTACAAGGGGCAATACGATTATAGAATAAAAGAAAATTGCAGGCATGAACAAGGTTTAAAAAGCGAAATAAGGAAGTCGCTAGAATTTTATGGCTTATATGGTAAAACGAGTAATGAGAAGTTTATACCTAGTGACTATCTTATCGGGAGTTACGAACAAAGGCTATGGCTTTTGAGAGGATTAATGGACACTGATGGCTCACCAAGAAGGAGTTCTCCTGTTTATTCGACCGTATCTGAAAAGTTAGCAGACGATGTTGTTGAACTTGTTCACTCTCTTGGTGGTTACGCAAACAAAACAAAATCTAAGGCTGGATATAAAGATAAAAACGGAATTTATATACAATGTCAAGACTGTTATTCTGTGAATATCCAGTTTAGTTCTGATATGGATAATATTTTTACTATCGAAAGAAAGAAGAAGTTGTTCGCTCCAAAAAGGAAGGTTATAAAAAGATTTATTACAGATATTCAATTCGTAGAAAACGATGAATGTCAATGTATTTATATCGACGATGAAAGTCACTTATACATAACTGACAACTATGTTATCACTCACAATACGACTCTAGAGAAGTTCTTTGCTTCATGGGTAATTGGTAGGCACCCAGAAGATTACAATTTATTTTATTCTCATAGTGGCGACATAACTCGTATGTTCTATGATGGAATTTTATCCATTACGACGGATTCAATGGAATACAAGTGGAATGAAATATTTCCAAATGTAAGACTTCAAGATACAAACGCAAAAACTGAAACTATTAATTTTGATAAATATAAGCCTTTCGCCAATATTCAATGTAGTTCAGTTGGAGCAAAAAACGCAGGTAAGGTTCGATGTAATAGATATTTATTTTGCGACGACTTAATAGGTGGTATCGAAGAAGCTTTAAATAAAAATCGACTTGATAAGTTGTGGTCTATCTACAGTGTTGATGGCAAGCAGAGAAAAATGGACGGATGCAAGGAGCTTCATATTGCAACAAGATGGTCTGTTCATGACATAATCGGACGAATACAAAATCTATATGAAGGAAGCGACAGGGTAAGATTTATTTCAGTTCCAGACATTGATGAAAAAACCGGAAAATCAAATTTTGATTATGAATACAATGGTTTCTCTGTTGAATTTTTCAATGATCAAGCGCTCTCAATGGATGAAATATCTTATAATTGTTTATATAAAAACAAGCCAATTGAACGTGAAGGATTGTTATACCACGAGGACGATTTAAGAAGATGTTTAAAACTTCCATTACAACAACCAGATGCAATTCTTGGTGTCTGTGATACGAAAGATAAAGGAGCTGATTTCTTATTCCTTCCAGTAATTTATCAATACGGAGATGATTATTACTGTGTTGATTGTGTCTGTGACGATACTTCCGATTATGGGGTTCAGTACGAAAATTGCGCGAATATTATAGTTAATCACAAAATGCAACAATGTCAGTTCGAATCAAATAACGGCGGTAGTCGAGTTGCCTATGAAGTTAATAAGCTTGTTGAACAAAAAAATGGTCGATGTAATATTACCTCTCAAGTCACTACATCAAACAAAGAGACGAAAATCATTGTTAATGCTGACTGGGTAAAAAAACATATGTTATTCAAAGACAAGTCTCTGTATACGCAAAGAGACGATTACGGCGTTATGATGGCGTTTTTACTTAGTTATTCGGTTAGGGGTAAAAATCCCCACGACGATGTGCCGGACGGGCTTGCGCAGTTTGCATTATTCACTACGAATATGTACGGAACAAAAGTAACCATGCTTGACCGTAGCAAACTAGGAATATAGGAGGGATAAGAATGATAACAAAAGAAACTCTAGCAAACTATACATACCTCGAGCAATGTATCGAGACAACAAAAAAGGAAATTGAAAAACTAGAAAAACATCCTCCTCTTGTTGAATACGACAAGGTTTATGGCTCATCTTCTGAATTTCCATACACGATGAGAAGTTTCTCTGTATCTGGTTATAACGGAACCAACGCGGATAAGTGGAATAAGCGTATCGTCAATTTACAATTAAAGTTAAAAAAGCAATTAGCAGAACTTCAAGAATTAAAATTAGAAATCGAGGAATTTATCGCAGAGATACCAAAGGAGAAAGTATTAGAACAATTAATTTTCAAGTATATTTATGTTAAAAATATGAACCAAGTTGAGGTTGCAATGAAACTTCACATGGACCAGAGTAACGTATCAAGAAAAATAACCGACTATTTAAGGGCATATAATGAAAGTTGCATATAATTCATAGCTATATAATGTAAACTTAAGATGGATGTATTGTAAAAAGATACAATCTCATTGAATAAGCCCTCATTCTTATTCTCCTTTATACATTTGACCGCTTGTCGCACCCCCTCAGCGATAGGCGGTCATTTTAATGACTAATGAAGTATTGTTGAAGGTGTCGGGAAAAGCAATGCGGAGGTTCTGCACGAGGTTAGGTAAGCATCCTCATACCGACTACCAGCTTGGCTGGGAAAAAGAAAATACCTGTAATTTTTTAACTTCAACCACTTTCGGTTGCATTTTGATTTTGCAACCATTTTTGAAATTAGGTGATTTTATGGCGGATTATTTTAAAATTAACTGTCAAAAATGTAATAAATTCCTTGGAAAGTCTAAGGGCGATACGGAAATAATCTGTCCATGTTGTGGCGGAATTAATCGGCTGACTTTTAAAACAAAGGAAATAAAATATATATCGAGATTACAAAAGTCTATTGAGAGAACATCGTCTTCCGGTAAACGGTTTAGTTGATGTTCTTTTATTTTATAAAAATCATGCGGTCAAGCGAATACCTCACTAACGAATTTCTCCTTGACAGCATCTTTTGAAAGTTGGTGATACCAATGGATGTAAATGAGTTTAAAGGTCGTAAAAAAATCTATACTGACGAGACGAGTATTGATTATACAAATGCCATTACGGTTCTTACCGATGCTCTGATTACTCACTCAACCAATGTTGAGCAAATTAAATATTTACTGGATTATGAAAAAGGCATTCAACCTATTTTTGATAGAGTTAAGGATATCCGTCCAGATATTGATATCCAAATTGCCGAGAATAACGCATCTAAAATAACCGATTTTAAAATCGCTTACGAGTTTGGCTCTCCTATCACTTATGTTCAAAGGGCAAAACTTCAAGTTCCGAAAACTGATACTGACAAGGATGATATTAGGATTACTGCTCTAAACGAAATGTTATTCGAAGAAAGCAAATCATCCAAGGATGTTGAACTTGCAAGGTATCTTAAAATTTGTGGCGTTGGCTATCGAATGATTAAAGCCAAAAAGCGTATTTTAGGCAAATCGGTTTTTGATATATTGACGCTTAATCCGTTGACTACATTTATTATTTACTCTAACGACATTTACCAATCACCCATGATGGCAGTTACATATAGTACGCAGAAAAATGGCAATACATTATTTGGATGCTATACGGATGATACCTATTTTGAAATTGATAATGGAATAAGAATTGTCAATGGAATCAAGGGCAAGGAAGAATGGAAAATTAATAATGCTCAAGGCGTTCAGAATATTCCTTCTATTATCCCAATAGTTGAATATGTGAACGACTACGGTCGAATGGGTTGTTTTGAAAAGGTTATGTCCATTCTTGACGCGATCAATGTTATTAATTCAGACAGAGCTAATGATATATCCCAACACGTTCAGTCGTTGTTATGGATGAATAATTGTGAATTACCCGATGGCGAAACAATTAAGCCTGGGGGAATTATTCAAACTAAGAGCCCACAAGGAGTCCAAGCAAGTATTAAATTCCTTGAAGATGTCCTTAATCAATCAGAGGTTCAAACCCTTGTTGATTACCTACAGCGACAAGCTATGGAAATATCGGGCGTTCCAATGCGTCAAGAAAATTCTGGTGGTGGTTCAACTGGTTCGGCAATGAACTTATCAAGTGGATGGCAATTTGCTGAAACCATGGCAATGAACTCAGAAAGCATATTCGAACAATCCGAACGCCAATCAATTAGGATTATGTTAGAGATTATAAAGAAGTCCACTGATGTTCCTAAAGAATATACGGATATAACCAACCTATGTGTTTCTGATGTTCTTATTAGATTTAGCCGTAACAAGATTTATGATATTGCTACTAAGTCCAATGCGCTCGCAACACTTATCAACTCTGGCATTGACGGAAAGCACGCAATCGAAACTGTGTCATTGTTTACCGACCCACAATCAGTATGGAACGATAGTAAGGACTTAATTAAAAAAGTTCAAGACTCCAAGACCACTAAAAACGAAACGCAATCCCCTGTTGATAACGCTGACGGCGATAAGTCTATGGCTGATGCTTCAGACCAACCGCAAAAATCAGCGTTTAGCAATATATGAAACCAATAAACAAGACGGCCGAGCAATCGTCTGTCTTTTCTTTATGCAACACGTCAAGAGAATGACGTAAATCACGCATTTAGAATACCGAAGCTCGCAGAGAAGTGAGGATAAATAATTCGCAGGAGGATTTATGAAAGATACAAACAAAACTATTTTACCTTATAACTTGCAATTTTTCGCTGACCCAACACCAGAACCAACTCCAGAGCCTGCGCCAACACCAGAACCCGACCCAACACCAGAACCTCAATTGTCAGCAGAGGAACAACTAGCAAAAACAATGGCTGAATTAAAGAGGTATAAGTCAGCTACGGACAAGGCCACGGCAGACGCAAGTGAGTGGAAAAAGAAATACCGAGCAACCCTTGACGAGAAGTCTCAGCTTGACCTAGAGAAGGCTGAAAGAGAATCGCAGTTCCAGACTGAATTTGAATCTCTCAAAAGAGAAAACACCATCAATAAGATGGCAAAGTCATTTATCGGGATGGGTTATACAGAAGAACAAGCGGTCAAGGCATCCGAAGCACAGCTTGACGGCGATTATGACGAATTGTTCCGTATTCAAAATTCTTTCATAACCGAAAGAGACAAGTTAAAAGAATCTGAATGGATGAAGAAAATGCCAAATCCACCCGCAGGACATGGCGACGGAGATAAAGTTGACCCCTTTATCGCTGGATTTGATAAAGGTTAATTAAATTTTAGGAGGAAATAAATTATGGCTGTTAATTATGCAGAGAAATATTCAAGTAA